GCTTCGGTTTCGCTGATCTGCGCTTCTAAACGCTTTTGTGTAGTTAAGAATGCACCAATGGTATTGCCTACCGATGCGATCACCTGACCCTGCGCACGATACCGAGTCAGTGCCTGGCGAGTCACATCATCACTGGTCACCTCGGGGATGAACCTTTGCTGCGGTGCTGCCATCGCCAACGGCTGCGACTGGAATGCTGCCGAACGCATACGAAAGTTCGGGGAGGATGAGGACTGCCACTGTGGAAGTTTTATGCCCATGTCACGCGAAGAAACTGAGTCCTTGTGATAACCCGCTGTACAGCGCAGCGTTTGCTTGGATACTTAGAGTTCGTGCATTCATCTCTGCGCCACGACGCATTGATGCTGCCTGTGCTTGTGCTTCGTTCCATGCGATCTCGCTTGATATTGCTTCGTTGAATACCGTCATGTCCGCACGCTGATCGGCATCCATGCGCATCAGTCGTGCCTTTTCTTTCTCGTCTGCCAGGTAACCCAGTGCCGACAACTGCTCGACACCGACAGTGAACTTGCGATCGAACTCTGCTTCTGCGACCTGCTGATTAAGGTAGTGCAGCGGGGATCCTTCGTTGACGCTGATCCCGGTAGAAGCAACCCTGGCACGGATATCACCTGCCATCTGTCGCGTTTCCAGTTCCATCTTGTAATTGGTGTGTGCAGTCTTCAGACCCATTAACTGATAGTTGCGGTCTGCTGTTTGCTCGACTGCACCTGCATTGGCATACCCGACGTGCCGGATTGCTCCTGCGGTGTACCCGGCTGCATACTCGGAGAGCGCGTGATTTGCTTCAGTCAATGCAATCAAGTCATCGGCGTTTTCCCCACCGATTCGGATTGCGTCTTCGCGTGCTTCTTTAAGGTCGCTGCTTTGTTTTGAGCCACCAATGATTGACACACCCGCACCAATTACTTGTAACGCTGTTCCCCAACTCATGCGCTCACCGTCATCTGTCCGAAGATCGCCAGGATGTGCATCGCCACTGGCAGGTCTTGTGTGATAGTTATCTCCCCGTTCTCCGAGTTGCCCAGGTTGTAATGCGTGGAGTCACCCGTAGTCAGAGGTTCCATTGCATCCATAGGGGAGGATGGAGATCGATCAGGTGGGCGTGTGCCGTTGATCTTGGGTAAGGCAGACTGATGCAGACGCACCTTTGCCTGGACCCACCGCTTCGGCAAACCCTGTGACGCACCCGAAGGCACTCCGCCTTCGAACTCCACAGGGGTCAACGTCGGCACAAAAGGAAGTCCCGCCACCACTGTACCCGCAGCGTAATCAAGAGTTATTCCGCTGCTCGACACCGTTTTCTGCGGATGTACAGCATTGTCCGCAATAATGTTTAGTGTCTTACCTTCCAGATGCCCCAACCCACTGATCGCTGTCGTCGCGGTTCCGCTGTACGACAACGAGGAATCTACATACACGGATGAGTCCATGTACTCGATGTAACGCTTGGTACTTCCGTTGATGGTGCGCTTTACCACCAACCAGGTCTGGTCTACCGTTTCTTTCGGGATTGTGGCGATCGATTTAACTTCGCCATCCAAGGTGTGCTTTGCCCATCCCACACCTTCGAACGAATCATCATCTATCGATGGGTCATAGGTTGCGGACAGCAGCGTCCCGTCATTGCGCACACACCACAGCACTGAGTCAGGAACCTGTGCGTATGACATGTCAACAATACCCCCATCGGTCAGGTGTTCCGACAACCAGGTCAGATTCACCGAGTCATAGATCTCCACCACCGACGTGGTGTTCTGGCTGAAGGTACGTATCTGTCTGCCGGACCCCTGGACAAAGACCATCATCGACCCGATGTACTCGGGCTGAATATGTCTGGATCCGTAACTTGCTTGCCTGGTGATCTCCGGTACGCTTGTCGTACTGATGTACGCATTCGGGACCAGGCGATGCTCGGTTGCCGTCGTACCAATGAACAGCACTTCAGCAGCAGCAAGCCACTGAATCGTGTCCTTGGTGTACGACGCCATCACGTACTCGACAGGATCATCCGCAACCGATGACGCCGGGATGGTGAAGTTCTCAAAGTCCGCGACCTTGGAACCCCACAAGGTTGTCGGCTTCGACACCGTGCCACCGAGCCACAGACGCTGCTCAAAGAATGCAACCGTGCGGGGGAACCCATCGACATGGGCGTCGGCGTTACCGTTCCAGGGCGCCCCGGTTAGCGTCGGCTGAGACAGCGCCCAACTGGTTGCAGACGTGTGCGTCAGTTTCCGTGGGTTGAATCCGTCATGCACCATGTACATCACGTCGTTTGCCTGGGCGAAGTGGATGTCCCATATATCTGTTTCAGTCCAGGGCGTTACGATCTCGACGGGACTCCCACCAGACACGACTTGTGCGTTAGCGGTGTAGACCCGGATATATAGATGCCCGACTTCCAGGATGTAGGACTCGTCACGTGCCACGTTGAACGGGATAACACGGGTTGCCTTAGATGAATCTTTTACCTCTGCCACGTACACCGTGCCTGGGCGTCGCTTCACACCACCGTGCGACTCAGGCAAACAGTTCGTCATGTTCTTGCATGCGCGTTGGTACTGCGTCGTACTGACACGACCCAACAGCAGCGGAGAGATTTCACCCGTGGTGAAAGACTCTATGATCGGTTGGAATCTCACTTGCGTGCGGTTTCCAGAAAGTTAGATACGAACCTCGGACTGCTCCCCTCGATCGCACTTGCTTCCCTGGCTTCGTCGATCTTCGCCATGTAGATGTTGGTCATCGCTGCCTGAAGCGTGGTGGACCCGACCAGGGTGTATGCACACTCGGCTGCGAGTCGTGATGCCACAGCGTCGCGCAGCAACGGGTCGAATGCAGATGCGTCTATGCGTCCGATGTATGTGATCTTGCACGACTCCAGATCGGTGTAGATAAAGTCACCGTATCGATCCCACTTGTCGTCTGTGTCTGCGTCTTTGACATCAAGCACACGCAGACATGCGGGATCCACTGGGAGGCGGAATGCGTTGTCCCATTGGTACACAGGTGCAGTTGCGGACTTCGCCAGTTCGGTCTGAACCTTGGCACACTTCCACGGATAACTGCGCAGCACGGCATCGACCGTGCGTTGATACAACTGGGTCATCACCTTTGCCTCTGTCTGTTCGTCAGACAGTGACGTGATGCGTGATGCTCCGATGAATGTTAATGCGTCGTTAGCGACATCGACTTCACTAGCCATGCGTTGCCCTCAGAGGGAAGTGGTGGGGCATCCACCTGGACACCCCACCGTACAGCGGTTAGTAAGTCGCTTGTACCTCGACGACTTTTTCTTCCTCGATGCGAGTCGCAGCAGCAGAGAAAGCCATGTACACCTGAGTGGCATACGACTTGTCTGCTCGGTCATCGATACGGGTAGAGACATCAGCCCCAACCGCAAGACCAAGACCCGACTTCACGAACGCAAGACACTGCCGGAAGTTTGTACCGGAGGTATCGACGTTCAACTGCTCACTGCGGATAAACGAGAATCCGGCGAAGTCCGAGAGGTCCCCTTTTGCAAGAGCCTTTATCGTGTTGTAATCGGCGCTTTTTACTTCCGTCGCGTTAAGCAGGTCCGTCAGTTCACCGGAACTGATAACGAAGTACATCGGGTCTGCTTCCTCATCGACATCGTTCGCCAACAGGATCTCACGCGCTGCCAGGATCTTGGCAACAGTCATGCCACCAGAAGCGTGGGCAACCTTGTTACCCGCAGGAAACGCGACAGACGCAGCATCACCATCAGTGGCTGCTGCGGTAGCAGCATCGATGATGAGTTTGTCCCACCGACGACCCATCGCATACCCTCCAGTCTTCGCGTACTCAGACTGCGGTGAGATCAGCATACGGATCTTGTCTTCCTGGTCGATCAGATCTGCCCACTGCCAGTCGCGCATTGTGACGACGCGCCTTGAGTGGGGAACATCGAGGACAGGAGTGTCAGTATGTCTAGTCGTCTTCTCAACGCTGTCCATACTTCCGATTCGTTCGAAATTGTGCTTCGAACCAGTCACAGTCTCACTACGTACTGCGTCCTTCAACCGACTGCCACGTTGCTGTGCGAGATGCACGACGTTTGATTTGAACTGCTCTACAAATGCTTTTGAGATGGTATTAGCCATTAGTAACTCCCAAAGTTGTTTAAACAAAACCCTTCGGAGAGTTACCCGGCTACCCGGACCATCCTGCCTTTTAACGCCTGGGTTGGCGGACAGTTACCGATGTCAGCGGAATGGACCCTTACGGGTTGCCCATTTATATCCTGTTAATAACTCGTCACGGAATTAAACGCAATTACTCTGGATGCGCGATCTCCATTAGGCGACGCACATGATCGATACGTGACTGGTGATTCGGATGTCCGGCGTCATGGTACGCATCCTTCAAGTCACCAATGATTGCCATCGCACGCTCTTTGGCTTCGCCTGGTGCGACACCGAAGACGTTGGTCGTATCGGTTGCAGCGATCTGCTTCTCGCCTAACATCTCACCGATAGCAGCCAGTGCCTTAATCAACAGCGGGTGATCGCCCATGCCTGGCTCATGCAGCGCCTGAGTCAGTTCACCCTTTGCCTTGATCTTCTTGTCCAGGTATTCGACCGCTTGCTGTGCGCGTCTACCGTTCTGGTCAAACGCTGCGCCCCATTCCTCTTTGAGCGATTCCATCAGCCCGGTCATCTCAATCTGGCGCTGCTCATTCTTCAGTGTTTCAGCGCCCGTGTATGCTTCGTACAGGTTGCGTGCCTGACTGGTCGTGAGGTTGTTCGCGTGTGCGAGGTCCGCGAATACCGAGTCGTCAATCTCGTACCCGGTTGCCTCCCCAGGTCTACCGAGTGTGCCGTACAGATCACTCCATCCCTGCTCGTCTTCACCACTCGGCATCATGGTGATGCCAGGCACGTCCCGCAGTTTCTCTTTAAACTGGTCCCACTGCCCCGGCTCGGCATCTTCAGATGGGATGCGCACGCTGCTGCCGATCATGCTTTCCGCATTGGCATATCCTTTTGCCAGGTCTTCTACCGTGTCGAACTTCTCGACCTGGGCGTGCATGTCTTCCGGCAGTCCCGCATACCACTTGTCTTCGCTCATCATTTACCCTCGTCAGGTTTGGCTAGGTTACAAAGCATCCCCACGATGGACGCCATGCCTAGTCGGTATGCCGTTTCGTGGGTATCCCCTTTCATGTAGTTGTTACGCTCACAGTAAGTCTTCCGTAACTCGTCGAGCAGATCCTGCCCAGGCTGCGTCTTGAAGGTAAGCGATGCCAACTCACTGATCTTGTCCGGCACTCTGCGCCTCCATTGCTGCCTGTTGCTGCATCATCTGCTGTTGCTGCTCGGCACGTTGCGTACGCTTCTGCTCTACTTCCTGCAATCCATGACGCACGTCAGCAGGGACGCCATGCCTATCCGCCAGTTTGTTGGCGACGGCATCGAAGTCCACGACATCCAAGACCTCGGGATTTAACTGCGCCATCTGCGTCAGCGCACTGACCCATCGCTCTATCGCCTGGACATCGCCCATCTTCTGCGCACGTGCCAGGGGTGACACATACTCGATGTCGAGTTGTGATCCTTGGGATTCCAGTACCGATTCGGGCGGTGAAACAAACTGCATCGAGCGGTACATCATGTAGAAGACACGCTCGACCATCGGCGTCAGGAGTTCCGACTGCAAGCGACCAAGAGTTGCACCGAGCAACCGCTGCATCATCTCGTATCGGATCTGCACTTCCGTTGCGGTAGCGTTGGGTCGATCAGGTAGTTCCAGTTGATCCGAGAAGAACATCTCACGGATGCCCTGGCGTAACTCCATCGACTTGATCTGCGACACGTCCCACCTGGTTCCGTTATCCAAGACACGCAACTCACCCATGTCCCGCAGCAGGGTCAGCCCACCGGGTTCCAGGTGCAGGTCACCGACGATTGCATTGCGTCCCGCCATGTACGGGGGATCGATCGACTTCTCCCACCCGGTAAGTTCCAGGCGCTTGGCTTCGTTCAGTGTCACGATGTCAGCACGTGCGATCAGTCCAGGTGAGAAACCCCAGGCTTCGCCGGAAGTCTTTGCCCATCTCGGAATGAAGTACGGCAACTCATAGTACCCACCTTCCTCGACGATCATCTTGTCCTCGATGCACACGTACTTCTCAACGAAGGGTCGGTCCTGTGGAGCAGCAGCTTCTTTTTCCGAGTACGCTTTGTCGTCACTCGGAGACACGCAGTGGAGGAACTTGAACTTCTTATCTGGATCCTGGTCAAGCGCATTCCGCACCTTCGGCATGTCCGCTTCACTCCACCGCTCTACCGCTGCACGTGCTGTGAGTTCGAACTGACGGTACACCGTATCGACGCTACCCATCGAGGACTCGGTGATGCAGAGGTCCGATAGATGCACGGTGTCAAAGCGTAGTCCACCCCACGGTCCCGTGTCCTTGCCTTCCTCAAGGAATAGGCACGATGTCCCCAGGGCGCCGAGGTCTAAGTACACCTCGTTGATCTGCGTGTTGAAGTTCGACTCAGACAGAGCATTGAACATCCGTTCAGTGCATCCCTCAAGCCACTCGTTTGCTGCGTCATCATCACCGAGCAGGTCATCACGAAAGCGGATGGAGAACCAGGGCGATGCCGGGGATGTCAGTGCCATGTGCAGCGACGCTGCCAGGATCTGATTGGCATGCACTGCGGTGCTGTCATAGATCTTGTCCGTGCGGGAGCGGTCCCCCTTCGGACGTTGCGTTACGAAGTCGGCACGGTTAGGCATGACGTACAGCGATACGTCCTCCCAGTCCCGGTCCCAGTTAGCACGTGCGCTTTTAAGCGACTCGTACCGCTTCAGTATCTGCTCGACTGTGCCTGTTGCCATTAGCCGATCACCGCTGAGTACAGGCTAGACCCGGACGTCTTTGAGTCGTACACGTACTTGTATACCCAGTTCGTTATCCCGGCACTGCGTGCAGCAGACGGGTTGGCGTAGATCGATCCGGTTACGGGATCCACTACGGGATTCGCTGTTCCCATGTTGCGTGTCCCCAGGTTAGTCAGCGCAGACGTTCTCAGGTTGGGATCCGTCAGCGGACGCTTGGTGATGCGTGTGTCCTCAAGACCATACGAAGGTGTCGCTTCGACTCCGGTCGCCGGGGTCGTCGAGGTATTCCCCTGATCCAGAATCATCTGCAACAGACCCGCTACAGTCGGTCCATCCGCAGTTGCCGTAACCATCCCGCTGCCCGATGAAGATCCGCTGCCCGATGATCCGCCCCCATCTGAATAGGCAGGTGCTTCGGTCCCGCTTTCGGACTCGGCTTCTGCTGCTGTCTCGTCCTGCTCTTGCGCATCCTCTGCTTCTTTCTTTTTCCTTTTCTCCTCCTCAAGCATGGTGTGTTCACCACCTGCCGGATCGGGTGTGTCGAACGGATCGTAGTTGAGGTTCGCTTGTCGGCTATCCTCATCTAACCCCAAGTATCCGGCGAGGAGACTTTTAGGCACGTTGCGTGCATCCTGTGCGCCAGGTGCAACAGCGACACCCCTCGTTTTGCCTGGTTGATTCGGGTTGCCTGTGCTTCTGCGACCACGTGTGCGGTTACGCTGATCCTGCGGTGTGTTCGGCGGAGCAGTAACGGCTACCGATTCGACTGGCGCTTTCTTCCCAATCTTCCCCACCTTATCAGGGTCCACCACCTGGTTCATATCATCCATATCGTAAGTATTAGATAAAGTTGCGTCTTCCGTTGTGAAATCGTAACTTTGAGGAACAGCGGGGTTCGTTCCGGGCTGCGTCGGACTGCCGGTGGATCTGGATGGCGTATTCCCTGATATCCCACCTGGATTCCGCGACCCCCTGGATCGAACACCCAAAGATGCGGATCGCATTCCTGACTTACTGCCCGGTTGATTACGGTTTCCGGTTGAGCGTTGCCCACCACCCTGACTTGTACCCGCTGATGTGCCTTTGCCCTTGCCCTTGCCTTGGTTCCCGGCAGGGTTTGCTTCGTTGCGTCCCGTGCCAGGACCAACGCCCCCACCATCACCTCCGCCCTCGCATGAGCAGAGAGCGCGTGGATATCCTTCGATGTCCCAATCAAATGCTTTTCGTTTCATAGTGTCACCCTTTGAGTTTCGCCTTGTACACAGCACCTACCGGGTACATCCCTAGTCGCTCCGCCAATGCGTCAAATCCTTTCCTGTGTTTTACCGATGTCGCAAACGACACCTCGCTTGCTCCGTTGTCCTGCGCCCACTGCATGAATACCTTGAGCAGCCGATAGCCTATCGATCCTGTGCGGTGTTCCGGTGTCACGTAAAGCAAATCCTCGACCGCTATGTACTCGGGTCCGAATCGGTACTGCTGAATCGAACCAGTGAAGAACCCCACAATGTCCGCATCCTTTCTTGCCACAAGGAAACAACCGTATTCGCACACCCTTCGTCCATACTCCGCTGCGATGTCATGGTCGTAGATGAGATCGGCGTAGTGACCTTCAGCGTGCATGTCTGCTCCCAGTTCCACGCACCGCTTGATGTCTTGTTCGGTTCCTTGCTCAATGCTCATGCTGCCTTGATGACACTCGGTACTCGGTCGTCCCGGTTCTTCTCATCCACGGTGAACAGGCGTGTCGCTACGTACTGCACCGCATCCATTGGATGACTGAACGAATCCTTGTCCGGCTTGTCCGTGTATCTGTCACCGGACACCTGGAGGCGACGGTACTTGTATCCGCCCCGGAATGCCTTGCGTATCACCCTGCATCGTGGGTGTACCAGGATCGCAGGTTCGCCATCGATCATGCGGTTGAAGCGTGAACGCACTGCGTCTAGGCGACGCTCAAGGTTCTGCTCCCCTGCCTCGATGTCTATCTCCAACGAGCGCAGTATCTGGAAGCACGTCTTCTCGTCTGTCTCGCTCGGGGTACGCCCGGCAGGGTCACCGTAGTCACCTTCGATAGTCAGGTCCGGGTACTCCATGTTCGTGTGCTGTACCACCTGCTCCCCCATCGAGCGTGCGCCCATCCGGGTAGCGATCACCTCATCGAAGATCCGCCACTGTCCGCTTGGCATCAACTGTGTGTACACGCATGCAGGTGATAGCCCGAAGTCCCACCCCCGGTACACCGGGACGGTCGGCGCTACTTCGAACTCCTTGCAATGGATGCTGTCCACGTACTCGGGGTACACGGGCTTGCCCTCCTGCACGTAACCGTACTCACCATCCACGTACACACGGATGAAGTCATCACCCTTGCCCGTTGCCAGGTTCGCGTAGTAGTCAGGCGGAAGGTTCTCCACGTTCTCGGCTTTAGGTCCACGTCCACTCGGCTGCTTGAAGATCCCTGCGTTCTCGGGTCTGACTTCTTCGAACAGTTTGTAGATCCAGTGATCGTCGTCGCACGGGTTGGTGTCACCGATCACACCGAACCAGGTTGCCCCCTCCTCACGGAAGGATGGGTAACGTCCGACCCTGCCTTGCAGCGCCTCCCATATCTGACCCGGTACTTCCCTGGCTTCGTTCACCCAGGCGCCAGTCAGTTCCAGGGATAGCAGGTTGCTCACCTGGTCGGGGCGATCGAGCGCACGGAACAACAGTTCACAGTTCACCGTTGTCTGATCCTCGCAAGCCCACTGCATTGTGTAGTTGTGGTTGACTTCGGAGTATCGTCCCCACTCGGGACTGGGATACCAATCCAACACTGTCCGTATAGTGGTGTCCCGCAGTTGCGGATAACTGTTTCGAATGATTGCCCATCGAGATCGTCGTACTCCGTCGCTATTCGGCTGCTGCTTACAGGCACGACGAACAATCTCTTGAACACACCCGGAGGATTTTCCAGAACCAAATGGTCCGATAAGCATCCGTTGAAACCCGTTATGTTTCCAGAAATCTCTAACAGTTGGGACATTGCTTGCGTCGTAGTCAGTTGCCATCGCGGATCATCACCACTGGTAGTGCTGCCACTGCATCACCCGAGTGCTCGATCGCTTTCCGTTTGGGCGCAACGTACTGCGCCAGTTCCTTGAGCATCGAAGCACGTAAGGGCAACTCGACAGTTTCATCCATAGCGATCCGCGCCATGCCTTCAATGGGATCGCAGTCCATCTCAGAAAGAAGTTGCTGAACCTCCTTCGTCGCTTTGTTTGCTGTCCCCTTCTGTCTTCCGCCCCTTCGTTCGCCTGGTTTGCTCCCTCTTGCCATCGCTTTTTTCCGCTACCTTTGCAATCGTAAGTTCAGCCAACAACTCGCCCGGCTCAATCCACTTAGCCACACTGCTATCGTTGACCACCGTTAACACAATCTCACTGTCCATCCCTGGCGGGATCATCTTCGTCATCACGTTGAGGTTCGGACCTGCCGGAACAATCATTGCGACATGTGACTTCGGTACGTCCACTGCAATCCCGGTTCGCACCAGTGCAGTGTTACCTGAGTTCAGCACGAAGATCTTTTCACGCTCGGCTGAGTACAGTTGATTGACTTCTTTGCTTTCGCTCGGTTGCGCAGTTCCTTTAACGATTACTTTGAACATGTGTAATTACCTCGTCACGGATTTAAATGGAAGGGTTGTGTCATACGTGCGTTTGGAAGGGCGACCACGTTTACGCATTGCGTTGGCTGCACGACGTTCCCGTTCGCGCTCGGCATGGCAGGGTTTGCAAATACTCTTGCGTCCATCAGACGCTTGACTGTCGCAAACGAAATCGTCACGCGCAGCTTCTTTTTCACACACCCTGCAAATCTTCTTGATCGTCTTTGGATCTATCATCCATGTGTTCCCGAGCGATGGTGATCCAGTCCATGATTCCCATCTCGACTTGGAAGTGTCCGTAACCCGTAACGATTGAGCAGATGCAGCAGCGTGCCATCCATGGCTTGCGGTCCAGGCGATACAGCAACACGGGGTCGAGGTCAGTACGTGCTGCCTGTTCCGCTGTCTGCTGCCACCAGGAGGCGTCGTATTTTTTCTGGCGCTTTACCTCGATCGCCCACCCTGGCACACCAAGGATGTCGGACCCACCTACTGCTGCTTGCTCACGCCAGTTGCGTGTCGCATCGACGCCGAGTTCATCGCACAGAAGTTTGACGATCTCCAACTCCCCGGTCTTGCCCTTCGCCCGAGAGTTAATCAAATCAACAACCAGACCAGGATCGACAGGCAGATGAAGGCAAGCCCCAGGGCGCAGCACAGTGCCATGAGTTTCACGACAGTGATGAGAGAGATTGCCTCCTCACTCAGCAGGGGTTTGCTCTTGCGTCTGCGTGCTTGAGCCACCCGTCGCGTCAGCGTCACTGCTTGCACCGCCACTTGTGCTGCCGACTTCGACGCAACCCACCAAGAACACATGCCCAAGAATTACTAGGATCGCACCCGTCATGTAGAACCAGGTCCATAATCGTTTGCCTTGCTCAGTCAATGTCTTGTACCTCGTATTTATCAAGATGAAAGCCAACGTGATAGGTCGTGTCACCTATCCGTGCGGTGTGTGTCGTCGAACAACCCGCACACAGAAACACGGTAAGCAGAATCAGGTAGCACCCGATGATTGCTTCCCAGGAAAAAAGGTTCTTTTTCATTTCCGTTTCTCTTTGTCGTACCAGGCTGCGTATTCGCCCAGTGTCATACCGAACTTGCGTCTGAACCATTCAGACCAGGTGACCCCCGAAATGGGCGCCCGTTCTTGCTGATGTATCCATGCGAATCGGGCAGCACAGTGACGCAGGTTTTTGAAGTCACGCTCACGCTGCTCGGGATCGTTCACGGATAGCAGCAGTCAGTCGCATCCTGTACTGAACAAAGGATTCACCACGGTGCGGGTCAGGCAGTCGATGCCATCGAGCATGGTCTGCGAGTTTGGTATCGTCCCGTGGTAGGTCAGCCCATGACGGGATAGATGCGGACTTCAACTTTCGATCTCCTGGCTGCGCTTCCTTGCGGATCCAGTTCCGCCACACTGCAAACCAGTCACGCTTGCTTGCGCGGGATCCTGCCAGGCTGATCCAGTAATCTTTGAACGATGCTGCTACGCTCTTGGGATCCAGATCAGGTCGTTCTTCCCTCGCCCACGTAGCCCACTCGTCTGGTAAGTCCCAATCTTCAGAGAGTCGTTGGGCGCGTGCGCCCCCCCTCTTAGTATTCTGTTTATTTAATTCTGTTTCTTTCATGTGATCCTGCGTCACATGGGGTTGTGATCCTGCGTCACCACCTATGTGATCCTGTGTCACATACCCCCCTATGTAGTAATGGTTTGATCTCTTACCACCTGCGTCATGGAACTGATGGGTCACTCTCAGGTGTCCCGCATCCTCCAATCTCTTGACGACACGGTTCACTGTCTCCCTGGTGAGTCCGCTGCGCTCCGCCAGGTATCTCTGACTCGGGACACACAGACCTGTGTCTGCGTTGGAACAGTTAGCGATCAGGATCAGGACGAGTTTGTCGGTCGCAGCCAACCCGTCCGCTTTCACTGCATACCCAATGGCTTCGACGCTCATTTGAATATGTCCGGTCGCAGTTCGAAACGACTGATGCCCGTTGCCTTCTCGATGGACAGCACGTGATGTGGCGGGACACCCTTCGCATCCCGGTTCAACCAGTTCCACACGTTCGACTGACGCACCCCTATCATCCGAGCCAGGGCGGACTGCCCCCCCGCTACCCGTACCGCTTTCTCGATTGCTTTCATGGGCGGGAATATATACCACTATCGTGGTATTTATCAACTTAAATTACCACCCCTGTACTACCTTATTTCTACCACTTACTACCACGATTGCGGTAGAATTGAGGGACAATATCAACTAGGTTTTAAGGGGTGAAAATGAAAATAGTTGCAGAACAACTCTGGGCGTTGATGAATGTCCAACAGCGCATGAGAAAAGTCAGGCAGACGAATGGTCTTAAGGAATTTCTCCCGGATGAATATCGGAGCGCATTCGGGGACCGCAACACCGATTCAGGAAGTTGGCGATATATGAAACTTCCACCCATGTGGAACCTGCTGTCTCCCCAAGGTGGACTCACCGAGTGGGGAAAAGAATGTGGCATTGGCGGTGGCATGACCACGGACCAAGCAAAAAATCTGTGGTCAAGGTTTGGCGACGACTCGATTCCCGCGAATCACATGGACAACCACGAAACGAGTGGAGCAGATCGTAAAGACATTCGCGGGTGGAGTTGTGGATGCCCATCTTGGTATTCAGAACATCACCCCTAAAAAAAATTATGCTGTGCCAGTGACCCAACCTGGCTCAAAAAATGTGGAGATGAAAGTAATGAGTCTTGGAGATAGATTAAAAGAGGCACGCAAGATGGTAGGAATGGGACAAGTAGAACTAGCCCAGTGCGCAGGTGTAAGCCAGAGCGCAGTGTCCGCCATTGAGCGTCGCAATGCTGAAGCATCACAATTCACCATGTCACTTGCACGATGTTTAGGAGTATCGCCCGTCTGGTTAGCGACTGGCGAAGGAGAAGCGAACGCAACAGAGGACGATCGATATCGCTTGATGAACATACCCGTCATCTCTTGGGTCCAGGCAGGAGCGTGGACCGAAGTCGAAGATCCGTATGCAGCAGGTGATGCCGAAAGGTGGATTCCATACGCAACAATAAAACAAGAGGACAGTCCCCGCATGTACGCACTAACCGTGCAGGGCGTCAGTATGGAACCGACATTCAATGAGGGCGACACGATCATCGTTGATCCAGATCGTGAAGCCAACAATGGCGACTATGTTGTTGTGCGCCTTGACGATGACGACGCTGCGACGTTCAAGCAGTTGGTTATCGAAGGTGATCGTCGCTATCTGAAAGCGGTCAACCCTATCTGGACCCCGCAACTTCAACCGATCAACGGCAACGCCACGCTATGCGGTGTTGTTGTTACCCGCCAAACTAAGTTTTAACACCGTGTAACTACGACTCCCTGGAAAATTAGCTTCTTCCAGGGGGTCGTAACACATTGATTCTATTAATAGAATCTCTGTCGTATTGGTTTACTACTGTTGTGGTATACTCTCTCCCGTTGTATGACATTCATGCTAATAGGAGAAGCAGATATGAATAGAGTTTTACCGGAGGCAGTACCGATACACGCAGCGGAGTATCTTGATGGTTGGGTAGCAAACTCCATCTTTCCTTACCAACGCGCAATGGTCGGACACGACACCGAGAAGGGGATGGTGTTCCGTGATTGGCGCGACCTCGCACCTGGCGATGCTGCCGTCAACAACATCGAAGGTGGTGCGATGACCATTGTCGAAATGTGCGAACACTTCCAACTCACATCCAAAGATTCGGATGCACGGATGGCGTTGTTCGAAGACCTGCGCGATGAGATCAAAGAACTGCGCAAGTTCCTCACTCATCTTGAGGGGGTTATCTAATGGATCCACGCGATTGGTTGATGAACTTCGACGACGGTATGGAATCCGAACTGGATCACCTGTGTGACACGCACGGTGTGTTCGCACTCATGTTCGGCAACAACCCCGAGTCACGCAAGGAGTACAAGGATCGACACCTCGACCGGGTGGTTAGTCGGATGGGTGAATTCCTTACCGATGATCCCGAATCGATGGGTCGTGATGCTGTCTCGGACGACATGATTCGTTTCTTCGACATGGTGCGTGGGATGTACGGGTTGGACGCGAAGACCAACGTCTTCAACTACGTTATCGATCTTCGATACCTGGAGGCGCGACATGGACATCGTTAGATACCACACCACCACAGGTCACACGTCCGCGCTCATCGTTGAGCGTGGGCGCAAGTGGATGAAGATCATACCGATGGAGTCGCATGCGGTACGGATCCGACGGGTTCGTCTGAGCGAGGAGCGCAACATGTCCCCGCTTACCTACAAGGGCAAACCCTACCCCGTCCGTCGGGCGGTCAAGCACTTCAAACACCACGCAGAAAACTTTGGGATTACTAAGACAGCGCACCGTGCATTGCGGGGTGCGTCTAAATGACTAACCGAACCAACGAACCAGGCACTTGCTTGTGGTGCGGTAAGAAGTGTCCCACAAGGAAAGTTTATCGGTACGAATCGCGCCAGGAATTTTGTTCAGTGACTCTATCCGCGCAGAAAGAGATCCATGCGTTCTGGTTGGAACACGGATATGAAATTGGTGGAAGCCGAGAAGAACCAAGAGTCGATGGCATTCACAAATGGGAGGAGAAGATCGACACCGGACAATATTCGTGGGTAGTTGATGAATGGTTCCACTCTCAGCGATGCGCATGGAGATTTGCACAGGCAGCAGCCAAACAAGGACTTCGGTTTGCACCGACGAAACAGGAGAAGCGATAGTGAGAACATCAGATACGTTAGACCAGATTGCTCCGGCGCTGCTTGCAGCGCAGCAGGAGTTTGCCAACCCCAAGAAGGATACCAAGGGGCATAACTACAAGTACGCCACGCTCGACCAGGTAATCGATTGTGTCGTGCCTGTGCTTAACACACACGGAATCATGTTGACCCAGAACCACGTGGCTTCTGAGCCTGGGACCGTGGGCTTGTCTACCACACTGATCCATGAGTCTGGTCAGTTCATCGAATCAACCATGAGCATTCCGATGGAGAGCAACAGGAACATGAGCGCATGTCAGCAGTACGGCAGCGCGAGTACCTACGCCCGTCGCTATGCGATCCAGTCCGCTGCGGGTCTGTGCGCCGAGGCTGACGATGACGCAGCGCCACAGCGCGTCAACAAAAAGCAGGTCACTCAGATGAAGTCGTTGTTCGATCAACTGACTGACGATCTTAAAGACCGCTTCCTTGCGAAGTGCCAATTGAAAGCGTTGCCCGACTTACGGGTGGACCACTTTGATGAAGCCATTGATCTGCTGAACCAAGGGGTCGCCTACATGAAAGCCAACACCGAAGAAGCAAAGGAGGCAGCATGACACTGCACATCCATCCGATACAGCAGCGCACCGAGGAGTGGCATGCCTGGCGTGCGACACACGGAACCGCAAGTTATGCCCCGGTCATCATGGGTGTCGCTGCATTCGAACCGAAGACACCTCGTAAGTTGATCGAAGTGATGACGGGCGTGCGTGAGATCTTTGTGACCGACGCCATGAAGCACGGGTCCGAGTCAGAGGACACGATCAAGGATCACTACGAGAAAGCCACTGGTCTTGAGGGTTCGCCCCTGGTCATCAGCAACGGATACCTGGGTGCATCGATGGACTGGTCACACATGGACAATCCGTTCGCACCGATCGATCGCAGTGCCGAGTTCAAGACGCCAGTCAAAGGGAGCAAGTCGAAACTGTGGGCAGCGAAGACCGTGGACGATGTGCCGATTCACTACCGGCTTCAGATACAGCATCAGTACATGGTTTCTGAGTCGGATCAGATTGACCTGGTGGTCTACGCATCTGACATCGACGAGATCAAGATCATCCCTATCCCTCCTGACCCTGAGTGCCAGGGTGCGCTGCGGGAAAAGTGGGACGAGTTCTGGCACTACTACACCCAGGGGATCACACCCCCGGCGCAGCGTGGTGACGTGAAGGAGTCCGACGATCCTGTGCTGCATACCCTGATCTCTGACTTTGAGTATGTGCAGCGGGAGATCAAGGAAGCAAAGGAACGGGAGAAAGAACTGCGCGACCAGATCACTGAGTTCGCAGACGTGTGCAGCATCCGCTGCAACGGTCACATCATCGAGCGCATTGTGCGTAAGGGGAATGTGGATTGGAAGGAACTGTGTGCCGATCAGCAGTTGCATGACTCACTGGTCAACAGGTTCCGCAAACCATCAACTGTCTATCACAAAATAAGGAGTGCGTAATGGCGTTTGAACATGAGCCGGGGACGATAAGCGTCTTCAAGAATCAATTCAAAGATAACGATAAGCAACCTGCGTATCGTGGTAAAGGATTGTTAGAAGTACCGAGCGGGTCTGATATCAAAGTAGAAGTGTCGTTGTGGATAAACGAAAAGCACAACGGTGAAAAGTTTTTCGGGGGCTACATCAAAGAAGACACTTATGTGCCGAAAGAAAATGATGATGCGCCAAAGGCTGCAACCACGCAAAAGGCTGCACCGAAGAAAGGCAACCCTTTCGACGACGACATCCCCTTCTAACTATGAACCCCTGCTGCCTGAGTTCACTTACTTTAGATATGTCTTACGTCAGAGTAGGTAGGTCTGGTCACCTTGGTGGGCAGTGGGGGTTCGCCACACAAGTCCCGTCCCTGGTCCTGCGGATCCCAATTCCGTGGGGTTGCTTCTCCTCCTCCTCCTGCCAGGGGCGGGACTCCTAATGGATTTCACCTTCACCGCACTGCAACTCCCTGCACTGATCGTGCTTGCTGAATCACGCAACACGTTCAAGGCGGGAGCAAAAGCTAAAAATCGAAAGATCGCTGACACGCATACAGACTTCGAAGTGATGCTTGCCGGGATCATGGGTGAGTTCGCCGTCGGCAAGACGCTCGACGTTGCAGTCGATTCAACCCACCACAAGGGAGGAGATGGTGGGAAGGATCTTCAGTTCCGTGAACACAGCATCCAGGTGAAGACATCCAACACTGACATGCTGATCTTTAACCAGGACGACCGACGCCTGACAGCGGACGTGTGTGTACTGACTCAGGTAGTCGGTGCGTGCCGAGTACGCATTCACGGATGGTGTACCCGTGACGAGTTCTACCGAGACTGTCGGCAGCATGACTTCGGCTACGGAGAGCGGGACGTACTCGACGGTATTCACCTGCGCCCCATCGAAGACCTCATCAGTGGGAGATCAGATATTGATAACACCCGTAGCGAGATAGCCCGGCGTGAGATGCACGTAATGAAGCGTCGTCTTGAAGGACGAGTGTCCGGCTAGTGCCTGGACCTTTGGGAGCGGTGTCCCGCTCATTACCTGATGGCTGCAATATGTGTGACGTAGCCAGTGCAGCGACCCTGGTATCCCTGCCCTCTTAGCCTCCCGCTTGAACGCCCTGGACATGGACTTGTCTGTGACCCTGGGGCAAAGGTGATCGCGCAGCAGAAGCCGACTCAGTGCGTCCTGTGCGTTATCTGAAAGAGGGACCAGGCGCCAGGATGTTGTCTTGTTCGGGGACTCCGGTGTACTGATGACGTACAACGCATTGTCCCCCACATGCTCCGGTTTAAGGTTCCGCATCTCATGCAACCGCAGCCCCGTGTTTGCCATGAACTTCCATACGTCTGTCCAACGGGTGTTCTGCGCGTACAACTTTTGCAGTTGCTTCTCCTTATAAAAACGGTTTGGTTGCGCGTCTGGATCTTTAGCGGGTTTTACCTTCTTAGCGATAGGATTCTTCTGAAGCGCGTCCCAGGTGACAGCGTGGTTCAGTACCGCATTCAGCGTGCGCAGTTCCTTGTTGATCGTGCCAGGTCTGGCGCCCCGCTGCCGTCGCTGCTTCTTGTACTTAGCGACCAGTTCGGGAGTGATCTTGTTTAGTTGCAGGTTGCCGAAGGCAGGGGCGAGATGAACACGGATGATGGATTCCACTCGCGGATAATGCGCCGGGTATTCCTCCTCATGCCATGCCAGGTATGTGACGATGTGCTGACACAAGTACGGTGTGTCGATGCAGTCCGGCTCGGCATCGGTCAAGCGTTTGCGCTGCTGACCCTTGCCCGGCTCACTCCACCGGATCCACTGTACGCCTCCGCGCCAGTACGTCTTAGGCGCCCCAATCGGTCGTGCCATGTGCTTCTCCTGTTCAGTTCTAGCACGGTTTTAGCACAAGCCGATGTCGGAAAGTGGCGTCCCCAAGGGGATTCGAACCCCTGTTGCCGCCGTGAAAGGGCGGTGTGTCCCTATGAATCAAACACTTAGCGTGCAATCGGGGGGGGTTTTAGCACAGGATAATTGAAGCCAGGAATGCGGTGTCGATCCCCATTTCGGATCTGTTGGATCAACGACCCTGACACACCGAACGATTGTCCTATCTCGCGGTAGGTCAATCCCTCACGCAGTTCGATGTAGATCTCCTCGATGTCCTGGTCAGTCAGTTTCTTCTTTGTCCCGCTCATACCTGGTGCTTCGGATCAACGCATTAGAACAGAAGCGATCACGGCGCTGATACCGGGTGCGCTCCCGGTGTGCGCCAGATCTGTTGTACTCCCCGGCATACTTGGCAACGAAGTTGCGCTGCTTTAGACGCCGAGTTTTTGCCTTTTCTCCCACCACTCTGGTCCTGCGTCTGAGTTAATTCCAGTCTGTGCCATGTATGCAAGCAGATGCTTTATCACGTCGGTCTTGGTTTTGCTTTCTATTACTTTCTTTCGGACATCTGTCACTGACATAAATGGCTGACTGGTTTTAAATGACACAGGGCAATACCTCTCTCTTTTAAGTGGGTTCGGTTCTAAATGTTCGGGATGATTTATGAGCGTAGCCATGTAAGGTATCTCGCTGCCTGATCTACGTCAGCGAAGCACTGGACAAAACCGGATCCCTTTGCGTTGGGATCGAATACGCTGACAATGGATGCTCCTCCCTGTTGTGGTAGATGCCCAAGGACATCAGCATATTCATCGAGGAACTTGTATCCCCGACATCGAGCAAGCCAATAGGTGAACTCCCGGCTTGATGATTCTTCCTGGTGCAGCGCCCAGTTGTGGGTGTGTCCTGCCACGTACAGGTCTGCTGCATCTTTCATGTGCGCTGCCTTCTGTAGTCCATGCAGTGAGTTCCATTGACTGTGACCTTTGAAGTTGTGCGATGCGTGGATCTTGGCAGTGCTGCCGTTGGGGAACTCCAACTTAATCCGCGCTGACCAGTCCTCCATTGGTGCGCCCACACCATGTGCGATCCAGTGCAGCGGGTCATCGTGCCTGGACGCAGACCACATATCGTGGTTACCACGCAGTAGCAGCAGCCAGTCCACCCCTGAGTCACGGATAAACCATTCGGCTAACCGTATCGCTGTCGTGCGTGACTGATCCGAGTGGGCGTATAGCCTGGTCAGACGCCCCACCCAGTTGTCGGTGTGATCTCCAATCGACGCACCGTACAGTCCTTCTGTGTTACTCACGATCTCACAATGATTCCGAAGCAGCGCCCAGTTGCAGCCGTTGTTATCAACGTGCGGATCTCCGAACCAACAGATGCCGATCGGTTTGGGATCCTTGATCTTGAAGGTCATCCACTGCCGAGCGTTGAAATGCTCCTGTCGTTTCGTGAATCGCTTAACCATCCCGTCGATGATTTCCTCGACCGGAAGTTCCTCATCAGGAATGACTGGCAACTCCACATCAGGAGGCTGCAATCCGTGCTTCGATACAGCACGTCGCAGTGTGGTGCGGGGGATACCGAGGAGGCGTGCTGCCTCGGACTTATTTCCTTCTGCTGCGCTTAGTGCTTCTTGTATTAATTGTTTGTCCAATGGGATTAACCTCTTTAACAACGCCGACCGGGAAGGAGATCACACCTGTACCGATACCGGACGCATCGATGGTGGTTGCAAGTTTGATCGTGTCATCTGTGGAATCGTCGGACATCAGATATCCAACGGTGTGAAACTCAGGGCAGTTAGTGATGGGGTCATTGCTCGGGGTCCAGTCAGCAAACTGTATGACATCAACCCAGTGAATGATTACCAGGTCATTATGGTTTGGCACGCTTACGTTCCAGGGGTCCAGGTAAAAGCCAACCCAACAAAATCGGGGCAGCAAAAACCACAAGCAAACCCCACCCTGCTACTTCGACGAGGCGTTGAATAACACTGAACACGTTATCCGGTGCTTGAATGATCTGTGCTGCCGGACTGTTCGCTGCTCCCATCACTGCATCTGCCACAAATGCAGTCGTCGTGGCGCCCAGTATCGGCGCAGCGACACCCCCACTGAGTGCAGTCCCCGCAAGTGCACCCGCTCCTGCTGCTGTCCCCACTATCCCTGCTTGCTTGAGTGTGCTGCAACCCGTCAGTCCCACAGTGCAGAAAATAACACCAAGAACCCTGCAACGATAATGGCAAGTTTGTAGCGTGGTTCTAATCCGCGCCATCGTTTCTTTAACATTTCGACCATAGAGATACCTCACGTTTTCCTGTTCCATAAATCAAACAACGCCTTAACTTTTTCTTTAAGGGTTTCTATATCTGCGTGCATCTTTGCCAGGATAACTACAAGTGTTATGAATCCGAGCAGCAGAGGCGACAGAGATATGAATTCATTAAGTGGTGCATCGGATGCCATTTATCGAATCTTGGTGGCGAGAACTTTGTCGAGGGTTGATTCAATCGCCGACAACCGATAGCGCAGAACGTCGATGCTTTTTACTGCGTCTGCGGTAGATTCTTGGTCAGCGGTAAGTTTCTTTAGATTGTGAATTTCGATCCCGCATTGCTTGGCTTCGGCTTGCAGTGCGGGTATTGCTGTCCCCTGGATCGAGCCAAGACGTTCCACCTCTGCTGATAGTGACGAAGCCCACCAGATCGCGCCGGTCGTTTGCCCGATCAGAAAAATAATTGCGCCGATTAAATAGGTAGGTATGTTCATCCGCTTAACCATTTAGTAATCAGCGATGCACCAGATGCCGTGATGGTTGTGATTGCAACAAGAATCCCGATCCCTAATCCACGTTGCGTATGAATCTGCGCTTCGAGGCGGGTCATGCGTGATGACATTTCCCTCATCATCCGTTCCGTGTTCTCGACCTTTTCAATCAATCGCCCGATTTCTTTCGGGGTAAGGTCGCTCACATCTCGACCCCACTTTTTTTTCTTTGTCCTTCTGGGAACTGGGGGTCAGGCGATAGCGAAAAGCTCAAGCCCGGCTCACTGGATCCTGACCAGAGAACGCAGCATTCTTCCGTGCCATCTTCTTTGAGGCGACTTGCCACGTAGGTCGAAGTCGATAACGATTTATTGGTGAAGACTATCAGACTGCTGCGCCGACTCATGTGCGACAGCAAGACCGGGGCTTCGGAAAAATCGTCGGCAAGGATTTCAACCATCCGAGCGAAACTCGGAACGCACCAAAGTGAGAAGGGAACCGTTTGCTGATACATGTCGGGTGGTGGCTTCAACTTTCCCGCCATCACTGGCGACACCATCAGCGCAAGCATGATCGCCAGGCGTTTCATGGCTTCGGATACTTGTCCTTAACCGCTGCCCTCTTGCCTTGCAGATCAATTGACGATGCAAGGCGCTCCTCGATGACGGCTTCCCACAGGGCTACAACTAATTCATCCATTGGTGGATACTCGGCTTTGCGATCTTGCTGATATTGGGTTGCGTCCTGTTCTGCTTGCCATTCGGCGTGGGCGGTTTCAATGTCGTCGACACTCGGTTGAGGTAATTCGCTGTGCCACTGATCAATGTAGACGCCATCGCCGTCA